CTTCTATGGACTGGGCTGGGTGGGTGGGCCTGCCTGAGTGAAAATCCGAAATCCCCAAATCCAAATCCGACCGATCCTGTTTGAACGCTCCCCCTTTATGAGGTAATCCTAAGAAGTCTATTCTGGCGCACAGTATCGCGATTTGAAACCGGCGTTTTTGAAAATGAGGCCGCGCTGCTCATGGGCTACGGGGATTTTTCTTAGACATCTTTTCATACCCCGTTTTCTCGGTAGCCCAACCCGTCGGAAATACCGTGCACCCTTCTCCCCATGCTTTCCGGTATCAACTGGTTCCGCCGAGCTATCGACCGCTAAGCGCGGTCTTGCCGCTCGCCGGTTAAAGAGCGCGTTGCGTTATGAGGTTTTCAAAGAGCGGGAAAGCCGAGGGCATTAAGACCGATGGCTTTTCTGTGAATCACATTCTGTGCAGTCTCCAGTAAACCCAGCACAGATCCGCGTACCAATAGCAAGCGGCTGTTTATGGTGGCCCACTAAGTCGCAGGCGCTGGAGGGAAACATGTGCAGATGATGTGGGCGCATTTAACTCTGCTTCCCAGCTTCCCTGCAAGGCTTTCATTTGACGCATATGTATCATGGCCTATCAATATTATGCGCAGAAAGCTTTTGAAAGAAAAAAACTTCCCCACTCCCACTCAATGGCTGGCTGGCTGGCTGGGATTTAACCTTTTGAACATACGATTGCCAGTGGTGCCTCATACGTTCCGGCCTATCAAATCCCCACCAAGTTTCCGACTGAAATATGTGCTCCAGGTGCTCAACGTATTCCTGGAGAGCCTGCACTCCGCCGTACCGAATGGCTTCATGTGCAAGGGCCTCCGTGGCTTTGAAGTCGATATAGGGCTGCTTTGAGAGTTTGCGGTGTCTTTTTTGAAACTCCTGGTAGCAGAACTCTATGCGCTTGCAGAAGTCCACGGTTGCTAAGGAGCCTGACCCCAACCAGCCAGCCATTGGTGGGGTAGGGGATTTTTCTTTTCCTGGGAAATCGGGCATAGCCATAATGGCTTTAAAAATGGCTTGCCGCTCAGCCGGTGAAAATACGGCCAGGAACGCGACGAAGTTATCGACGAGTAACTTATTCACCTTCCCTTGCTCAGGCGACCCTTGACCAATTTCCGGCGATCCTTCGCGTAGTTCTTCTCGGTTTAGCATTTCGTGCAGCTCCACTCGACGTTCCGATGGTCTATGCCGCTCCCATTGCACCATGAGCAAATCGATCGCGCTGGTTCGGCGTCATGCCCGATTGCACTCTGAACCTGCTTTAGCAAGCCAGCACGCTTTTGTGAGCGCAGAAAGGCATTGAAATAGGCGATGGCGGTATCTCGCTTGCGACCCTTCGCCACGTATTCAACCGCGGCGTGCGAGTAGCCATCAAAACTGCGTAGCTCTCCCACCACGCGATCTGAGCTTATAATGGCGCGGGTTTTATTGGCCGCCTCGTCCCAGGCGATGCAGTAGTATTTCCTGTTTAACTTGACGCATCTATAGATTCCGTTTTCCCGAATAATTTGCATGGGCTTTTTCTGTGGGATCATTTTTGGACGCCTTTCTGTGTGGATGTTATGGGTCATGAAAATCCTTATACCGCAATCCTGATGCAAAAAAAAGATTTTCTATAGCCTGAAAGGCGGTTATAACAATGGCTATAGCGGTTTTTAGGTTCGAAACATCCATTGGAAAGAGGTTGCTGCATGGCAAAAAAAGGCCCAGGGCTTAGGGTCCTGGAATTAACTGAGGAACGGAAAACTTTGGATTCCATCCTCTTTGAAATCGAGATGCTCGACGATCAGGGTGGGCATTTCGACCCGGTACAGCACGCCGCTTTGGTTGATAACGGAATGGTCAAGATTGATAACTGCGTCTATGTGGTCGATGGCCTTTCGGTGAACGCAGAGCGATATAGAGCTAAGGCTGCGCGCTATGCAGCGATGGCAAGAGCGGCTGAGAATCGAGCCGATTGGCTGAAGGGCTACGTTGCGGACAGCCTTAAGCGGCATGGGTTCGAGAAGTTTCCCGGCAATGAATACGTGGCGAGTCTGCGTAAATCAAAAGCGGTCGAACTCAAGGTCAGCGAGAAAGCCGACGCCATGGCTTCGATCAAGTATGAAAAATACGTGAAAGTTGACTATACATATTCTAAGTCAGCGATCACCGAAGGTCTTAAATCTGGCGATCCCCTGGCCCTGGAACTCGGCGAATTCAAAGATCGGGACTATGTTGCATTTCTCCTGAAAAAGCCTATCGAAAATAGTAAACCAGCCGAATCGGAATCGGCTTCCTAAGCAAAGGTGATACCTCATGAGCGAACAAAAAAGACCTGCAATAGTTAAATCAGCACCGGCAGCGATGAAATCATCTGGCCCGGCAGAAGATAGGCCCAGCGCACTTAAGCTACTCGAAGCCCAGAAGTCGCAGATCTCTGCGGCCCTACCAAGGCATATGACACCGGATCGGATGGTGCGTGTCGTGACAACAGAGGTTAGAAAAAATCCGGAACTACTCGGGTGTGATCCCGTTTCATTTCTCGGCGCCATCATTCAATGCAGCCAGCTCGGACTTGAACCGGGAAATGCGCTGGGCCACGCCTACCTTATCCCGTTTTGGAACAATAAGAAAAAATGTCGAGAAGTTCAGTTTATTCCTGGCTATCGTGGTCTGATCGACCTTGCCCGCCGCTCGGGACAGATCGTATCCATATCGGCAAGAGCAGTTCATGAAAATGATCACTTCCGCTATGGCTATGGGACCGAAGAATATATCGAACACGTTCCGACCGAGGGAGAGCCGGGAGAGCTGACTCATGTTTATGCCGTCGCAAAGTTGAAAGACGGCGGAATTCAGATGGAGGTAATGAGCCGAGCGCAGGTCGAAGCGATACGGACGAATGGAAATAATAACCCTGTTTGGAAAAGCCATTTCGACGAGATGGCGCGCAAAACCGTTGTGCGGAGAATCTTTAAATATCTGCCGGTTTCCGTGGAAATGGCCGGTGCTGCATTGGCATCCGACCAGGCTGACATCGGCGATAGCCAGGATAACGCTCAAACTTTGCTTGATGCCGGGGTTAGCTGGTCTGAGCCAGTAACAACGCCACAAGAAATTGATGCTCAATCAAGCGCCGATAATTCCGAGCGCCAGCGCATGGAGATCTTTAGTAAGGTCGAAGAAAAGATATCTGAGATTCTTATGGCTCGCGGCGGTGGACCTGAAGTCAAAGCCGAGATCGAGGAAGCGATCGGTATGCCGTTCGAAAAACTCGAAGCGCAGCCGACGAAAGTCCTGTTGTCAGTATTTCAGGTTCTCAAAGGTTTTTAAAAGATCGGCTGGACTTCCGAGCCATGGCTGTCCTAAATTCCAAGGCTGTTTGGAAAACAATGCTCTAAGCAAGCTCATTTTATGCAGTGGGGAAATAACCTTTCCTTCCTGCTTTATATAGGTGGTATTTATGGCACAGCCAACTGAATCACAGCTGCATTTCGTTTCGGATGTCGAAAGCGGTGTACGCGCGCTAATCGCTCAGGGCACACAGATAAGCAAAATATCCCATGTCATGGAAGCGGCTGGACGAGAACCGCAGGAGCTTTCCCAATTTGTCGGACGGTTTGCTGAACTCGGACACTGGCAGCTTATCGAACGCTTAGCTGATGCATTCCATCAGGTTAACATTGCGCCATTATCAATAACGCGGGCAATGGATTCCATGCCAAAAAAAGCAATAGGTATTAATAGCCCTAATACTATTTCTGAGCCTTTTGAACTTGAGAGACACCTTCCAGTTGAGTCAATCGGATCAAAAGCCTTGGAAGTGCAATTTGAGCCCGAAGGAATGGAATCTCGCTATTGTACGACCATTCCTGAGCCGGAAGAACTTTTGTGCGACGTGATAAAGATGATCAGCCAATTACCCCAACCGCTACAGCGAAAAAAAGTGGCGGGCATGGCTGCGAATTGGTTCGGGGTTGGGGGATGAACACACTGGACAGGCTGAAAGATGTTTCGTGATGGGATGAGCTATGGATATCGACAAAAAAACCGTCAATTTTGATTATGAAACTTATGATGAAATCAAGTACCGCATAGATGACCTTGAAAAACAGCCGACCAAGGTTCTGCTCGCAGTGTTTCAAACGCTGAAGGGATTGAAGTAATGCTGGTTAATCTTGAAGAAACCCCCGTCCTCGCCATGTACCGAGCCCGGAAGGATAGCAAGCTCATGTGCGACCGGCTTGTCCTGCCGTTGAAAGACGGTGTAAAGATTCTTGTTCGGAACGACTGGCCGGAAAACGAATGGATAGAGGCCACCTACTGCATGAGAAAATGGCCTATATATGACGATGATCACGACGAGTCAGCTGGGTATCTCTATTTTGATAAGTACACACGCGAGGAAAAATGGAGACCGATTCTCCAGGATGATGAGGTTAGGATTTTATGAGCTTCACTTTCGAGCAGATCAAAGAACTTCTTTTCATGATCTGGATGGGGATTATGATCCTTATAGGATTGTGGTTTTTCCTGCGTTTCGTTTTCAACGGGGAGCCGTTTTGATGGAAAAGAGAAATGGTATCGGAACTGGGAGCTTGCGTTTCAGGAAAATACGATCCTTAGAGAAAAGCTTGGTGTTGAGGAAATGAGGGCCAGAATTTGAGAAACAAAGTCATGGTCTCCTTTGGAGAAAGTTCGGTCAATCTCCCCACCCAATCGCTAACGCGATATGGATGGGGCTTCGGATGGAGGAAACAAAGCCGAAGCCCTCATTGACCAGCTCCCCTGGACACAGGGAGAGGATTTTTGGGAGGCACCCTGGAATGCGTTGCCAGTTCCAGGCTCTGAGTCAAAAGACCGAAGTGAGGATAAGGGAAAGTCCAGAACGGCTTTTGAGTATAACCCCATCAGTCCGAGCGAGGCACACTTTACCGGCGAAAGCCGAGAACCTTGGGGTAACCCAAGCTCGTCCCTAACGGGACTGACCAGCGGGAAAGTCCGAGAAATTGGATGCGTTATGCAAAGTGTCCTGGTCATTACAAAAAGCAGAAAGCCGCTGATGCCTTGCCATCCAGCACGGGCAAGACAATTGCTTGGCAATGGCAGGGCCAAAGTCATCAGACAGTTTCCGTTCACCATCTGCCTGACTGAGAGGCAACAGGGCGATACCCAGGCAAGCGAATTAAAGTTCGATCCTGGCAGCAAGACCACAGGCATAGCCCTGGTCGCGGCATGCAAGCGAGGCAGAAAAGTTCTTTGGGCGGCTGAGCTCGAGCATCGGGGACAGCAGATCAAAAGTGCTCTCGACAAAAGACGAACTATAAGGGGAACGCGGCGAGCACGTAAGACAGGCTTTAGGCAGGCCCGTTTCGACAATCGAACAAGAAAAAAGGGCTGGCTGCCGCCCAGTATAGTTTCGCGGGTCCTTGGCGTTCAAACCTGGGCCAGACGACTTTCCTCGTTTGCCTTCTCTTCTGAGATCGTGGTCGAGCGCGTTAAATTTGACATGCAAAAAATGCAGAATCAAGACATTTCCGGCCTTGAATATCAGAGGGGAACCCTCTTTGGCTTTGAAATTAGGGAATTCCTCCTTCAAAAATGGAATTACCGCTGCGCATACTGCAGCAAGGATTCGCTACCACTTGAAATCGAACATATTCTAGCCCGATCCAAAGGTGGAAGCGACCGAGTGGATAATCTCTGTATGGCTTGTAGACCCTGCAATCAAAAGAAGGGGAACAGCTCCGTAGAGGATTTTTTGAAGTCAAAGCCCAAAGTTCTTAAAGCGATCCATGATCAGCTCAAGGCCCCACTGAAAGATGCCGCTGCCGTTAACGCCACCCGCTATAAAATATGTGAAAATCTGTCCAGAATTCTCCCTACCCGCACCGGAACGGGAGCCCAAACCAAATTTAACCGCCAGAGCCAGGGCCTCGAAAAAGCCCACTGGATAGACGCCGTCTGTGTATCCGAAACCGGTGGTAAAGTTCATATTCCCGCTTCACTGAAGCCACTTAAAATCAAGGCAACTGGACACGGTGACAGGCAGGTTCAACTCATGGACAAATTCGGCTTCCCAAGAGGGGAAGCCACTCAGGGCAAGATCTTTTTCGGCTTTAAGACAGGAGACATAGTACGAGCTAAAGTTCCGGGCGGCAAAAAATGCGGGACTCATATCGGGAAAGTCGCTGTGCGAAAGTCTGGAAACTTCAACATCACAACAAAATCAGGCGTCATACAAGGTATCAGCCATAAACACTGCAGCATAATTCATAAAGGAGACGGTTATGCTTACATGCACTGAAGAACACATCCGGAAAAAGGCACCAGGGGATATCTCCGATTCCCCTGGACCCCTTAAGCGAGATAGATTGGCAGCGCTTCCTCTCCAGCCAATCCCGTCCATTTCCTCGCCGGCTCGGGTCGGGATATGGCTGGAGTGTCCGCGCTGGAGGAGCCGATGAAAAACATTTTCGCTGTTCTATTGCTGGGAATGCCGTCAATGGCGTTCGCAAATCCCACGCCCAGAATGCTTTTTGAGAAAATTGGCAGCACCATTATGGAAAAAGATCCGAATATTTTAGAATTCGAAGTTTGTATCGAATCGAATTGCGAAACATTTTTCCAGACCGACATTCCGCGTAAGGCAGGAAATGGACCAGCAGGCTATGCTGATCCAAGTCAGGTCGGCGGAATTGCAGATGCGGTAAGCGATATCGTCGGCAAGGCTGCCAAGTCTGTCGGGGTAGGAGGTCGCATTGTGGTAGATTACGAAAAAAAAGCCGATGGATCTACTAAGGTTCGCGTGGAAGCATCTTTCGGAACCGGTACTGGCGCAGCGGCTGGTGCTTCAAGTAGTAACCCAGATATTTCGGACAAATAATTTGTCAATTCGTGATATAACCTAAGCCATATAGGCAGGAAAGAGGTAAACGGCAGGCAACCATAGTGGAGGACGCGGATGCAAAAAGGGAAAAGTTTTTATTTGGCTCTGGTTTTGATGAGTTTGACAGTTTGGCCCGGCTGTGGTGATGGTACCGATGAAACCAGTGAAGTCAAATCCATCTGCGGAAAAACCGAGGATTTCGTGCCTATCAATAAATATAATGGCAGCCTGAAATGGGTTCAAAAAAGAGAGGGCGCTGTAGGCAGGCTCCGTGCAGGGAATGCTGCTTGTAGCGGGACTTTCATCGGAAATCACAACGGCAAGAAAAACCTTTTCCTTACCGCTGGTCATTGCTTAAAGAAAGGAGCTTCGGCGAAAGTAGAATTTAATTACGAAAACAACGCTGACGGTCCTACCATCACTATCCATGGCATTGCGCTAGAAAGCAGTAATAGCCCAGATTATGCTTTGGTTGTTCTCGACTCGAGCCCAAACATACCATCTACTCCACTGGGGAATGTAACTCAGAATCTAGCTATTATCCAACATCCCGCCGCACGACCGAAGGTAATCGCGGTCGGAAAATTATTGAAAAATTCAAACCCTGATAAAATTTCATATTCTGTCGATTCACTAGGAGGGAGCTCGGGATCTGGAATCTTGAATGATTCGGGCTCGCTCGTCGGAGTACACACCAATGGCGGTTGTAGCGCTACTGGGGGAGCAAATAGCGGATGGACGATTTCGCGAATTCGTGCGAGTTCCAGCATTCTCTGATGTTTGCGCCGCCTTTCGGTAACTCCCGCAAACCGCTGCGCCCAATATAATCTTGAAAATGCTATATCAATTGTGCAAGTATAGGGTTCGCGAAGAGCTTGTGGGAATGGTCAACACGGTAGCGGAGCGCACGGGTTCCGGGTTCGAATCCCGGTCACAAGTTCATAACTGCATTCCAATTGCCAAACCCTCTAATGGTTTACGAACATCACTAAATGCTGGATCGCTCAAGCCAGCCTCTTTGAACCCATTAATCCTCAAAACACAAGCTGGACATATTCCGCAAGGCTCTTCTCCACCCTCATAACATGTCCATGATTTCCCGATGGCTTCCCAGCCCAGGCTCAGGCGTTTGGCCAGCAGAACCGTCTCTGCTTTCGTCATATACATGAGAGGGGTATGAATCCTCACGGCTCCCAGCCCAGCGTTCCCAAGATTGATTGCGCGTTCGAGAGCATCGATCGTCTCCCGTCTACAATCCGGATATCCAGAAAAATCTGTTTGGCAGACGCCGGTCACTATATCATGGATTCCCAACGATAGGGCGATTGAGGATGCCGATGTGAGAAAAATCAGATTACGGCCAGGCACGAAAGACTTGGGGAGTGAGGTTTCAGAATCGATTTCATTTACATCGATATCGGATCTGGTCAATCCGCTTGATGGATTCGCCCGCAGGGCATCAACCCCGATGATATTCATCGAGGCACCAAACATATCCGCAATTGCCTGGGCCGATTCCAATTCGCGTCTATGCCGTTGACCATAATCAAACGAGAGCGCATGGATTTCATCAAAAATAGTGGCAGCCCATGCCATGCAGGTTGCACTATCCTGACCACCGCTAAGAACAACTAGAGCTTTCGTCATTTTAACTTCTCCCAGTTAGATTAAAAAATTCTGCACGTACTTCAGAATCGCGAAATTTGCCAATCAACGCACTCGTTGTCATAACTGAATTTTGTTTACCAACTCCACGGGCGACCATGCACATGTGCTGGGCTTCAATTATAACTCCGACGCCTTTTGGGTTAAGGAATTCGTTAATCGCATCGGCTATCTGACGGGTAAGCTTTTCTTGAATTTGAAGCCGGCGAGCGAAGCACTCGACAACGCGGGCAAGCTTCGATAGTCCGACAACACGGGCACCAGGAATATAGGCAACATGTGCACGACCATAAAACGGTAGCATGTGATGCTCGCACATGGAATAGAGTTCGATATCACGAAGGACGATCATTTCGTCATACCCGCCGCCCTCAAAGTCACGTTCCAAGATCGTGGCAGGGTTCTGATCGTAACCGGAGAACAGCTCGCGCCACGACTTGACGACCCGCTTGGGAGTATCGAGCAGCCCCTCGCGGTCTGGGTTCTCGCCGATCGCTGTCAGCATACTTCGAATGATGCTTTCATTTTCCATCAGGGAATCCCTATCCACTTATGAGTTTGAAGATTCAGACGCCACCGCGGATTCTTTTGAATATAGGTCGTGATGCGCTCCACATTACTGGCCATATTCGTAAACTCGGGGGAGAGTGAATGCCGCATGGTTTCCGGATCATTGTCATGCCTGATCAGTGTGTCGAAGCTGAAGGCATCATCCACCACATACTTGAACTCCGAAACCTTGTCGTAGAGCGCCGGATCAATCCTGAACATGGACTGAGCTTTGGGGGAGCAGGTGATAAAGTCGATGCCATCTACTGACGGAAATGTCCCGTTCGTCTCAACAGCAATTTCGAATCCAAGATCCTTGAGAACCTTTGCCACTATAGGGGTATGGCGATGCATTAATGGCTCGCCTCCTGTAATAACAGCGAACCTTGATGGTTCCATCTGTGCAAACTCTACGAAATATGACACTGGTATTATCGTGTGAGTCGAAAAATTTGTGTCACACCAGCTACATGAAAGATTGCAGTACGGCATCCTGACAAAAAGAGCGCGCCTTCCGGCGTTTGAGCCCTCACCCTGAATAGTCCAGAACAGGTCATTTATGAATAGCAAGGGATCACTCATAGGCTGGCCTCCGTAAAGCAATTTTCAGTCTCCCAAAGCTGTACCCTACGAACCATGACGCCTGTCCCTGCAAGGACCGATGGAGCGACCTCGCGTAGTAAAAAGTCCGCCATGTTCTCAGCTGTCGGGTTCCACTTCGACACGAAGATCGGCTTTTTGTTAACGCCTGATAGCTTCTCAATCAGCTCAACATCTCTTTCAAAGATGATCGAAGTATGGTCCCAATGCTCGTCAACCCATCCCCCAAGCTTCTCCTTAAGGACCGAGAAGTCAATCACCCGACCGATTCCATCAAGCTCATCTGCAACGGCGTAGAACATGGCAACATAATTATGCCCATGCATATTCGCGCATTTTGATTCGTGATTAAGAACCCGATGCCCTGCGCAAAACTGGATTCGCCTTGTGCATTCGATCATATAAAAAAGACTCCCTTCCATAACAATCCAAGATCAGGACAATCTGGTCGACCGCATTTAAAGCCAGAAAATATTTAACTCCTAGAATCCTCTCATAGGCAAGGCTTGCTCGAACGTGTGAACGAAAACTTAGCCGTCGGCCAATGCTCCTAAGGCCGACCCAATTGTCGTTTCGAGCCAAATCAATCGGTGCTACATCGTAGCTCTCTATTAGCTGGATAACCGCGCTTGGAGGCTTGGAGGAAAAAATAGACTTCTGAAGCTTTATCCAAGTACCTTTTTTTATATCAAATAGTTCAACCTGTCCGTACCTTGCCGCACTTTGGATGGACGAGCTGTCACAGGAATATGGCTTCAAAACCTTGAGAAAGGACTTATTTGTGAACCCAAGTAAATGGACACGACGACCGTTAATAAATTTTGACAGTCCCTTAACAAAGCCTTTGTTCCTTGGTGTTCCAACGAGTCCGCCAATTCCAACTACATCTGATGTCTTAAAGTATTCATCCAAAACATCTGGATTCTCTCCACGTGTGAAGATCGGAATCGGTTTAAAACCACGTTTGAGCATCAATTCATAATTGCGCATTGTGCCATGTGGATCGCCAATGACATCCAGCGCAAAATATCTCCAGGGCATGATAGGTAACTGCTCCAGGAACCTACAATAGTCATCAATCTTAATCGGATTTGCAGATTTCCAAGCCGTAAACGCACCGGAGTCCAAAAGGAAACGGAGCTGCCCAGCTTCGTCCAATGGTCGAAGATATTCAGCCATTGCGTTAGTCCAGTATGGATAGGCAATGAGGATATTAAGCAACTGTCACACCCTCCCAGCCCATATCCTCAATCATACCTTTAATAGCCGAGATGACATCTCCAGCCAACTCCTGGGGACACTTCACTTTTACGGTTGCTGTGATTCCATCAACATTGGATTGAACCGAATCAAAATCCTCTTGGCTCTTGTGGAGATCACTATCCCAATCAATTGGCATCTCAACGGTAAACGATGGAATATCAAACTTGGAAAAATCAAAATCCTCGCCCATGGTGAACTCGGTCCAGCCTTCCTGATCTACTTTTCCGTATTGCGATACACTATAGAGGATTAGTTCTTTGGCCTCGTGATAGGTGGCTGCTTTGACGAACGAGCACGTGATAGGCGGGATTTCCCAGCCACCCTTTCGCATCTGTTTCATGACGTGCACGCGCTGGTGCCCGTCGATAATATAGGTAACCCCGCCCGACTCCCAAACATGCACGGTGAATTGAAAGCCTTTATTTATAAGAGATTGGCGAAGCTTATTAAAATTCTCATCGCTCAGTTTTTTGAGGCCACCCTGTAGCGGGGTCAATTGCTCAATATCGAGAAGTTCGGTTTTTAGAATATGATTTTCTATGCGCATTGGTGAGTGGTTTTCCATTCATCACAACCTTTATTTTATGCAATATGACTCTCGTCTGGTGGCGGTGCTGCAAATCCTACTGAGGAATCGATAGTTGATCAACCGTGGTAATTGTGGCATATTATAGTTATAGAATCCATAAAAATTGCGGAAGTAAAAGGTCGGCAGCATGTCAGATCAGTTAAACGAAAGGAAAAAAATAGGACGACCTGAGAAGTATAGGTCCGAGTATTGCGACCTCGTTCGGCGACTTATGAGCAAAGGCGAAAGCATTGCTGCGTGCTGTGCAGAGATAGGAGTGCCCAGAAAAACCTTCCTAGAATGGCAGCAAAGACATCCTGAGTTTCGTAATGCCTGTGAGCTTGGCAAAGAGGAATCACAACGATGGTGGGAAAAGCTGGCGATGACGATAGCCACTGGAGCCGCTTACCAGAAGAGGAAAACCAAGGACGGTGAGGCGATCAGCGACCATGAACACCTAAAAAAAGCAAACGACAAGATGATCCAATTCCTTATGTCGCGCCGCTTTCCAGACTATTATTCGAAATCGAACGCCGATAATAACGCGCAGCCAGAAGATGAAAAGAACCTAATTCGTCTGGCCTATGATCCAAAGAAGGTTTAAATGGGAATAGAAGAGCCGGTTATTTCTAAGGCTAACTTGTCTGGCTTCATACCCTTCGGTTATCAGTGCGACGTTCTCCGCTTCATTCGAAACCATGACTATAAGTTATTCACTCCCGAAATACTCCTGAGTGGGTCGGTCGGTTCGGCGAAGTCAATTCTTCTCGCTCACATAGCTATCAGGCACTGCATTGAATACCCAGGCGCATGCGTTGCGATCGGTCGGCGCTCGCTTTCGGACCTTAAGAAAACTCTCTTCCGGGAAATCCTTGAGCACCTAGAAGATAGCATGATCGAAGGAGAGCACTATTCAACCCGGTTCAATACGGGGGAAATAGACTTTGTGAACGGCTCGCGCATTATTTCTGTGACTTGGGGGGATCAGCGCTATGCAAAGTTTCGATCTTTGAAACTGTCCATGGTGCTTATCGAGGAATTGACCGAGAACGAGGATGATTTTGAAGCAGGGTTTAAAATCCTGAAGGCCCGCTTGCGCCGTATCCCGAGGGTGAGCCAGAACCTTCTAATCTGTGCGACCAACCCCGACGAGCCGGATTCGTTTTGGTACAAATACTTCATCGAAGGCGCTGAAACCTTCCAAAGCCGAAAGGTTTATTATTCGATCACGAGCGATAACCCGTACCTCGAACGCATCTACACCGATCAGCTACTTCAGGACTACTCGGTGCTCGAGGCCGAACGCTATCTGCGCGGACGGTGGATATCAATTGCTGGGAAAGGTATCTATCATGCATATTCGGAAGAGAATAACTTTCTCAAGCAGACTTATAAGGCGGACATGACGCTTCCGCTTCGCATAGCATTCGACTTTAACACGGCAGAAGGTAAACCTCAGTCCTGTGCGGTTTTTCAGCTTAGGCCGGATCAATCCTTCCATTTTTATCATGAATCCATCATCGACGATGCCAAATGGTGCATTGATAACCTCGATGACCTGGAAGCGAAGGGCGTGTTCCAGGGCTTTCAAAAGTTCATAATATATGGCGATGCGACCGGGCGTGCCCGTTCATCGAACTCACTCCGGTCAAACTATGAACTGATCGAGGAATGGTTTGCCCAGCGGAGGTTCGTCTGCCAGCTAGCGGTTCCTAGGACAAACCCCCCGCTTGTTCGGCGTTGGACTACCGTCAATGCTATGTGTCAAAATGCCAAAAATGAGGTAAGACTATTTGTGTATAGAGATTGTCCTGTTCTGAATCAGGGGATGAAGCTGGCACGCAAAAAGGAAGGTACCAGCATTGAGGACGATTCGAAACGCTATCAGCACGTAACGACCGCATTAGGCTACGCGATCTGCCATGCAAAAGATGAAGGCACCCAAAAAACAAAGGTGATCCAGCTATGATTGACCTCTTTTCAGACATTGACCGGAAAAAAGTTGCTGCATTCATTCGAAATGAAAAAGACCGGCTGTCTTACAATGAAAAGATTCAGGATATTCTGGACGGTGCAATCCAGGGACTACTTGAGCAGCGGATGAAAGAGGACCTTGGCATCAAGTCCTATATGTCGGCAAGCACGCGGAAGGCTCCTATCAACGTTTTTCGAAAGATCGTCGACAAACTAACCAAGATTTATGATCAGCCGATTCTAAGAACCGTTGAAAACGGGAACGATCAGGACCTCGAGCTTGTGCAGTGGTATGAACGAAAGTTTAACCTCAATCGAAAGATGGGAAAGAACAATTTCAAATTCAACGCTTTCTACTATGCTCTTTTGCAAATCGGTCTGAAAGATAACCAGACTGCTTCAATCCTGGACGCGAGGATCAGGCAGCCTTTCATCAGGACTGTTCCGAATCATCAGTTCCTTGTTATGAATGCCAGCCGTGTCGATAATTCGAGCCCGGACGTGATTATCCTTTGCATGGAAAAGCGAACCTTGGCCAACGGGATTGATCAGCAGGTCTATTACGTTTATACCGATCTGCAATTTGTAATCATGGATCAGAATGGTGATATCATTGCAGACCTCATGGTTGACAATGAACTGGATGGATTCAACCCATATCAGGTTACTCCTTTTGCATATTCGAATGACTCCGACGATGCGGCGATGCCTGCAGTCCAGACTGATAACCTTGACCTGGCGCTACTGATCCCGCTCCTGCTCACTGACCTGAATTACGCCGTCAAGTTTCAGGCTTTCTCGGTATTCGTCGCCATAAACCTCGATGATAAGAAAGTCGAATTCAGTCCGAACAGCATTATCAGCTTTCAAACGCCGCCGGGTGAAGGTGATAACAAAGCCTCATTCGATGTGATCAAGCCGACGATTGATATCACCCAGACCCTAAGCCTTGCATCCAGTCAAATGGCGCTTTGGCTCTCAACCAAGGGCGTGCGCCCTGGGCAGATTGCGCAGATTGGAGCCGATCAGCTGGCCTCGGGGATTAGTAAAATGATCGACGAGTCTGACACTTTTGAGAGCATTAAAAAGCAGATCAAAGTTTATGAGCAGACCGAAGCCGAATTCTGGGAAAAGCTTTTGCATCATATTCATCCAGCATGGGTTGCTGCAGGCGTGGTGGAAAATAAAACCATATTCTCAGCCGATGCCCGCGTGGTGACAAAGTTCACTGAGCCGGTACCGATGCAGACACGCGCTGAAAAAATTGCGGAGCTTGGGACGGAAATGGATCAGGGCCTCACGTCGCGGAAGCGGGCCATCAAGATGCTTAACACCGGCCTAACCGATGAGGAAATTGAAGAACTGATCAAGGAAATAGACGAGGAAACTCCTGTCATAGCTCCACCTCGGCCATTGCCAAACAATATCAATGAAAATGATGGAGACGAGGGAAATGCGGAACCGTGACACGCATCTCAAGCTGAAAATTCCGGCTGACTTCAACCCTGAAATGCGGCAGGACCTTGCCCAGCGTGTTATTGAATTCATCCAGGACCGAAGCAAAAAGGGATATAATGTGTCCGGACGCGACTGGTCAGGAAAAGCTGGCCAGTATACTGAAAGCTATGCAAAGCAAAAGGGGGTTTCCAAGGGTGGGCCTGTGGACTTATCCCTCAGCCACGAAATGCTTGACGCTATCGGCTACCTTCCCTCGCTCAGTGCGGCTGGTCAGATCACTGTCGGCTATAGGAAAGGTTCAAAGGTCGAAAGGAAGGCTGAGGGTAATATCCTCGGCACATACGGGCAGGAGTCTCCGATACCGGGGAAGGCCCGTCCGTTCCTGGATATTCTCAAACGTGACCTTGATAAGCTTATCCGTGAGGTGAGAAATGACAGCGAGACTTGAGGGAACCCAAACCGTCGTCAATGCGTTCTCCAAAATCATCGATCAGATCAATTCACACGAAGCCATGCGAAACCTCGGCGGCTATCTGATTCAGACAATTCGAAAGCGGACGCGCGGGGAAGCTAAGGGCGTATCTGTACCCGGTGGAAATGCAGCGAGGCTTAGGCGAGTCACAGACAAGTATGCCAAATGGAGAGTAAAGCAACAAAGACACCCAGAGGCAGCGACCGGGCGGACAAGTAACCTCACCTTCAAAGGGAAAATGCTCGATGCTATGATTTTAAAGAGAGCGACGAAATCCCAGCTTTTCATAGGTTTCAGGTCGCAAAAGGAAGCTGATAAGGCCGAATGGCAAGAGGAACAGGGACGGCGATTCCTCGTTCTCTCAGGCAAGGAAATCAAGGACGCAGCCGCGTATGTGAAACGTAACTTGGCAAGACGCTAGTGGGCCATTGACAACTATTTTTAATGAAAGGTATAACAGTGTCAGATTCACATCCCTCAGATATCCCTGGCGGGGATTCAATTGGTCCTGGTGGGACCTTATCGGGCAGTGATAAGCCGAAGCACATTTCCTATGAAACGTATGAGAAAACGCTGAATCAGGAAAAGGGCCTTCGGAAGCGACTGCAGGAAACCCAAGAAAGACTTTTGATATTCGAGAATGAGCAAAAAACCATTCAAGAGCAGAAGCTACTGGACGAAAAAAGACATCTCGAATTCATCGAACAGTTGAAACGAGAAAAGGCTGAGGCACTTGAGAAAGCGCAACGCCTTGAACGCGATCAGACTGACTTTCGGAAGCTGAATGCAGCTATGGGACTCCTTCAGGAAAAAGGTATACAGCTGGAAGCGAAGTATCTCGGCCTTTTGCCTCTCGACCAGATACAATTGACAGACGAAGGTGGAATTGATCATAACTCTGTCGCTGGCGCTGTCGATATGTTTGCAAAAGAGCACCCAAGGCTAACGCTACCAGCTAGCAAGTTTCTCCCTAATGACAAGACCGGAAACTCGGCCCAAAAAATGAGTGTCGATGAATGGAAGCGGCTTCCTTACAAGGAAAAACAGGAAGCAATGAAGTCAGGACGGGTGAACCACAGCTTTAAATGGTAAACGCGGGAAGGTGATTTTTCATCCCTTCCCATAAAAAACGCCAGGGAAGGGACGATTAAATGGCTAATACAGATCTAGACAACGTAACGAGTGCAATTCAAACCTTTTGGGCTCCCATGTTCATGGATGAATTGCGCCAGACTAACCTGCTCTTTAACCTCGTAAACCGCGAATACACTGGTGACCTACGCGAAATGGGTAACAGTGTTGTGGTCAACCAGATCAATGCACCGACCGGTCAGCGTTTGACGATTGATGGTGCTGGCGTTGGTCGGACATTCACGCCAGAGACAATGTCTCTCTCCAGCGTGACGATCACTGCGGATCAACGTCTCGTCGCATCTTACGACTTCCACGACCTTGTTGCTATTCAGACGATGATCGATCCTGTAGGTTCAAGGGCAACAGAAGTCCGTCAAGCCATGGTGCAAGCTATCAGCAATCAGCTGAACACCTATCTCTATTCGCTTTCTGCGCCCACTACCACAATTCCTTCGATTGCCACAATGACAGCTGCTACCGTTGCTCTAGCACGTGAAACAGCTGCAATTGCAAAGTGGAGCTACAATAAGCCGTGGTACGGCCTGCTCGCACCACAGTATTACTCGGACCTTTTGGTCGATACGACCTTTACAAGCGCTGACTTTGTTGGCAGCGATGCTCCAGTGATCAGTGGGCAGATCGGCCTTAAGCGCTATGGGTTTAGTATTTTCGAAGACAATACCCAGACAGCTGGCGCAACGGCAGGTGGGCTATTTTTCCATCCCGATTATCTCTATATGGTCAGCCAATACGAACCCCGTTTTAAAATTTCCGACAAGCATTCGCAAAACGAATTCGCTTTCGTCATGTCGGTTGACTGGGTAATTGGTGCAAAACTCGGTATACAAGGTGCTGGGCGCCATATCAAAGTCCAGACTGGTGCTTAATTAGGGCCAAGGATTGATAGTTTTTCCCTAGTCTCAGAACTCCGGGGGGCGTTCACACTAATCCGTGACCGTCCCCTTTTTCCAAAGGGCCTCACATGGATCCAATCGAGGATATTAACGGCTTTTCGAACCTTGTCATGATCGACGGACGCAGCTTTGATAATCTGAAAGAACGCATGATAACTCAGATACGTGTACCAGCGCGGATTGTGGAAATCGGGTTGAAACCAAACGGTTTTCCTTTTGCTATCCTGCAGGTGACAGCAAAGGAAAAACCGGCAAAAGAAAAAAAGCCCGCTCCATCGGCTAATGATTCGAGTATCATTCAGGAGTAAAGAGTATGGCAGGCTATGGATTGACAGATCTTGAGCGCGGAAAGTACCTTCCTGGCGGGAGCAATGTCAGTTCCACAGTCCGCGTACAGCCTACAGGTCGGCCCGTTATTCCTGTAGAAAGCTATCGCTACGAAGTCCGATATGCCGAGAATGCTGGAAGCAAGGATCAGCTTGTAAACGGTTCGGTTACCCCAGTGGACTTCATCCTAAACTTCCCAAACCGAGCTATTCTCGATCACATTGATTTTTCCGTCGTGGCGAACACTCCCGAGTCAATTCTAGATTATGGGACGATATCCGGTGGGCTGACTAATGGCATTCAGATTTTGCAGAAAATGGAAGGAACTGAATTTCTTTTCTTTACTATCAAGACCTTTATGGACCTTAACCACGTTTCAACTGTAGTAGACACTACCAGAAAGATAACGGGAAACGAAAACGAAGAAGTTTTTAATGCATCGCTGCAATTAATTGATTCAGCAATATATGAGGCAGGCGACCAGATCATAATTAGAATTCGGGATAACTTAACCGCGGCTGGCCTTACATACCAAAGAATGTCTGCCATAATGAGGGAGGTTTGATCATGCAATCAAACCAGGACCAGCGTATATTCTTTTACGATGCTTCAGTTCCAAGCTGGACAGATTATACGGTAGCCTTGAATGAGTGGAAAAATGGGCAAAATATCGCGCTTACTTTTAACGCAGGCGATTACCTTTATATTTCAACTTTTCTGCCATTCAATCATAAGTTTTTTCGCTTTTCTACTGGTAGTGTGGCTGCTCGATCGCCTGTTATTCAGCTTTTGAATGCACCGAATGAATGGAGTACTGTTGTCGATTCACTCGACTATACAGGCGGAATGAAGCAAAGCGGTGTGGTCCAGTGGACTCCCAATTTTGACAAAAACTGGGGAGTGGTTACAGATTCATCGCGTGATATTGATGCACTGGCCGATGGCCCAACTATTTATGATGGCTACTGGCTCCGCATATCATTCGCAACGGTGACCACGTTCACGCTTTCATATATTGGCCAGCGATTTTCATCGGACTATGACCTATTCATGGAATACCCGATCCTTCAAAACCAGCAAATAATTGCAGGCTGGGCGCAGGGAAAGACCGACTGGGAAGACCAGCACCTTCTTTCGGCGCTATACATTGCCAAAATCATGGGCCAAAGAAATATCATTTTCTCAGATAACCAGATTCTCGACATTGCAACACTTCGAAGCCCTTCGGTACATAAAACTGCGCACATCATCTATTCAGGGTTGGGCGCGCGGAACTATTCCGAGGAAATCAAGCTTGCAGCTGAAAACTTTGAGCGGGCGATGACGCAGGACAAGTTCCGCACGGACGTGAACGGCAACGCAAGGCTTGAGAGGGTAGAGAAAGCCCTTGTTACCACGGGAAGGGCGAGCCGGTGAGTAAGGTTACAGAAATCAGATCGGCACTCAATACGCTTGTGCAAGGCGTTCTTCCTGCTTATGTTAAGCTCTCCGATAGCTATGAAACTTTGGATAATGCCAATACTCTGATGGTGAAGGGCTATTCGATTGGTTTTGGGCCAGCCGAACGAGTATCAGATGAATTCTGCGCTGGTTACATTAGGATTAGGCGACAGTTTCAGATCATTCTAACTAATGTCTATACGCCAAACATGGATGCAGACTATAGGGAGAGCCTTGAAAACTCTCTCATGGATGATGAATTCTTGGTTTTGGCTGCACTCGAAAAGGATCCAACCCTTACAGGGGAAAACATAAACTCTTTTTTTGCGCTGGATAATGGCCTCGAATATCTCATCGACGATAGGAAACAGTTCATTATCTGCGTGATCACTACTTCGGTTGACTATATTGAGGAGACTTAAAAATGGCATTTGCTACACGGTCATCAGTATTCGCATTTGTGAGAGAAGTCACCGAAGGCGAACCAGAATTGCCGGCGGACTCTGATTTCACCGTTGTGCGTGAAGGAGCAAGCTTTGCTGGCGCGGTGAATACGGTCACATCCGATGAGCTTCGGAACTCGATCGGCGCATCCAAAGCTTTTGTGACTTCCCAAGCACCCACAGCTAGTATACCAAAATATCTAAAACCTAGTGGAGTCGAGGGCCAGGCACCCGACTACGGAGTCCTTTTGGAGGCATGCCTTGGCGCGGTTGATGTCAATGGAACGCAATACACAACCAACGCATCATCGACTGCAGGGACGGCCACAACGCGGGCAATTCTGAAAGTCACAAGCGCATCGACCAACTTTCAAAATGGTCAGGGTATCCTGCTAAAGGATGGCGTGAACGGCTATGCAGTGCGGAACGTATGGGACGGCGCAACTGCGACCGACCTTCCAATGTCATTCAACTTTCAGACAGCACCAGCGGCTGGCGTAGGCCTTGGAAAAGCCGTCCTTTACCTCCCGAGCACAACTCAACCGACATACACAAGCCACATGTATCAAGCCTCGGCATCGTCTGCATTACATCAGATGATCGCAGGCTGCAGGACAACGGCCATGAATATGGAATTTACAGCCAATGAACTCGCAGCCGTGACCTTTGAAATCGGCGGGGTTCGCTATTACGTTGACCCAATGGAAATCACCGCCAGCACTAGCTTCATCGACTTTACTGATTCGGTTGGTACTGTATCATGCCAACTGGATCAAGAGTGGTATGCGACACCGATCGACCTTGCGGCTGAGATTGCCAGCAAAATGACCTCAGCCTCGGCTGCATCTGCTGGGGATATCATCAGCTGCACCTGGTCAAATACTGACGGTAAGTTCACTATTAGCTCTGACGGGTCTGTCCTGTCGCTCCTTTGGAATACGGGCGCAAACACGGCGAACTCTGCCAAAACCACATTAGGATTTAACAATACCGACGATACTGGCGCACTTACTTACACTTCGGACAACGCGCAGACCTATGACCCAGCTGTCACGCCTGCCTATGACAGCCAGACCCCGCAAGTCGTCCGGGATAACATGCTCCTTCTCGGCACTTTCTCGGATTATATCTGCGTTGGCGGCCAGGCTCTCACTGTTTCGATCGCAACGCCTAAGACGGACGTCCCCAACTGGTGCGCGGAAACCGGGATTGATGAAAGCATCATCCTCAGCCGTGAGGTGACTATTTCCGGAACTCTCAAATTTAAAAAGCATGATGTGCAGCGTTTTTATAACCTGATCAATAACGTGGAAACCCAGCTATCCTTCGTTCATGGCCGCAAGACTGCAGGAAACTGGGTTCCTGGAACTGTCGTTTCCGTGTTTTGCCCGACATGCTCGATTACCTCGAACACGATCGCAGATCAGGATGGCTATGTCGTAGAACAGTTCGAGGCTACAGCGTTTGTCGGGGATGACCTGGAAGACATTTATATCAATTTCCTGTAACACTGGATGAGCATGAGCCATATCAAAGAACAAAAACTTAAAAACGGCGGTTGTATCAAGTATCGCGTTCCGAACGTGATCGAGCAGCTGCAGTTCTTCTCGCATTCGGGCTGGTACTCCGAACAGTGCCAGTCTGATATTTATCTAAGAACTCTTAAAGCCATTGAAGCCGGGCGAGCGTTTATCGTCGCTATTGAAGGAGCCATTGATTCAATTGATGAACTTTTGAATGATCGGGAAAATGTCGATGCTTTTATTGAAATGGCTTGGGACCTCGCAGGCGCGCGGCTGAGTGAATCGGCAAAAAAGCCTTAAGGCTGGCGGCGGTCAACATAGTCGCAGGGCTACCGTACCTTGACGGGATAGAGGAATGCCAGGAAGACGTTAGGCTGGCCGTGGAAATCCTCGAACTCGTCCGCGGTACCCAGCGGCTCGGGCTTTCCGGCCTCACTGTCCAGGAATTTTCAGCCAGGCAGTTTTCGCTGGTGAGTTACCTTTCGGCTAGGCTCGATGAATACCAGTCAAAAAAGAGGTAAACCGTGGCAGATGCCAGCCTAACGATAGCAATCAAGACAGAGCCAACGGACCCGCTTGGGAACCTCTCAAAACAGTCGAAGGACGCAGAGAAGGAAGTCAATGGACTCGGTTCTGCGTTTACGAAAGTAGGCGCGGCAATCGGAGGTCTTGCCGCTCTAAAAGGAACATTTGATTTTGTCCTCAATGCTACGCGTGAGATGGAGGACCTCACGACCCAGTTTATCGCCTTTACTGGATCGGCGCAGGGAGCGCAACGGCAGCTAGAAAGACTATCAGCCTTTGCAGCATCATCGCCTTTCGAACTTGCTGAAGTAGCCACCGCCAATAGAACGCTACTGGCGTTTGGATCGACAACTAGCCAATCAATCGAGCAGCTAAGACAATTGGGAGAAGTTTCAGCAGCGACTGGAACCGACCTTTCCGATCTTGCGACAATTTTCGGACAGATTCAGGCTGAAGGAAAGCTTACGGGCGAGCGGTTCAATCAGCTTGTCGAACGTGGCGTTAACATCGGACCGATTCTTTCGGAAAGCCTGGGCGTTGCTGAAGGTAGCCTCAGAAAGCTACGTGAACAGGGCAAAATAACCTCCGATGACGTTGCAGCCGCATTTCAAAAGATGACTTCCGAGGGCGGTCAGTTTTTCGGGTCCACTGAGCGACTTTCTAAAACCGTTTCCGGTTCACTTAACACACTAAAAGATTCCTTTACGATTTTAGCAGCTGAGCTTGGAAAGCAGGCTGCACCAGCATTTTCTGAATATGCTCAAGGATTGACGGCGGTCATAGACTCAATCAGAGAATTTGTTCAGGAAAGAAATAAGCTGGCAGCAAGTCCAGAGGAACAGCAAATTGCAAAGCTGAAGGAACGGCTGCAGGAACTGGAAACGATATTTGGAAATCTTTCGAATCCAAAAGGTTCGATAAAACAGACCCTGACAAGTCTACTGTTTACTGGCGGCGAAGCTGGACTAGAAGCTGAAAAGCGTAACATTGCCGCAAAAATTAAAGCAGTAAACCAGGAAATCATCGATTTAACTACCGAGCGAAACAAGCGGGTCGAAGAGGAAAACAAAAGGGCAGAAGGCGAGGAGGCAAAGCGCCTTGCAGAAAAAAAGTCATCAAAGGAAGGTGGCATTGCTGCTGAACTAGCAGCGAAAGAGCAAGAGGAACGTGACAAAGCGGCTGCACAGGAACTGGCACGGCTTCAGGAAAAAGAAAAAAAGATAACTGAAATAGCCTTCCAGGAATCAGCTGTAAGACAAGCGATACTTGCCGAGCAGGAAGGTACGCAGGACGAAGAAAAGATTGCTCGCCTGCAGGAACGCGAAGCAGAGTTGACAGCCGAACGCCTTAAGATCGAAGCCGACCGGCTCGCGCAGCTTGGTCAATTTGATGAGGCTGAGTTACTTCGCGACCAGGACCGTATCAATAAACAGCTGGCCCAGGAAAAAGCCGGGGATGAAAAGCGAAAGGCCCAAACTAAAAAAGCGCAGGATGAAGAATTTAATCTTTTCGTCCAAAACGAAAATGCAAAAAAGCGATTTGATGAACAGAACTATGCACAACGTGCGCAGACTGCGCAAAAGGGCCTTTCTGTAATTGCAGAACTCACAAAAAGCAAGTCTAGGGAAGCATTCGAACTCGGTAAGGCTGCAGCTATCGCACAGGCAGCCATATCCATTCCAGTTACAGCTATAGAAGCCTATAAGTCACTGGCTGGAATCCCAATTGTAGGACCCGGTTTGGGTGCTGTAGCAGCCGCTGCAGCAATTGCCATAGGAACATCAAGACTAAATGAAATCCGTTCGCAGCGTTTTGCATTCGCAGAGGGTGGTATTGTTCCGGGCGTCGGCAACAAGGACACAGTACCAGCATTGCTCACGCCGGGTGAGGTTGTCGTTCCGAAGTCTAACTTCGAAGACCTGCAAAATTCCCTGCAAGGCGGTGTGACAGCTGATCAGATCGTTCTACTTCAGCAATCAAACGAAATACAGGCAAAAATTCTGAATACGATCACTTTTGGAACGGTTAACGATAAGCTAACGCAGATCGTGGCTGGCCTATCCCGAGTTGCTGATCGCATTGATGCAATTTCAATTAACGTGGGTTCCAGTGGAAGCATTGAAACGCCCACAACACCCGCAGAAGTTCCGCAGCTTCCGGAAGGTCCGTCACGAATAAGCCCAAGCCGTAATAGTGACAGACAAATCCAAAAAAGCAAGGCGAGGGATGCATGAGCAATATCAAACTAAGGCGCAATGCCAGAATCTGTGATAACAATCAGCTTGATAGTTCCGTGATTACGGTATCCTCTGAACCTGGTTTTCCATTTTCCAATGCGCTCAATTTCAAGCAGCGCGGGAAAATATGGAAGCCTACGACGAAAAGCTTCACGATTCAGATTGATATGCAGGCAAATAAGCAGTGCAGCTTTTTTGCAATGTTTGGGGAAGTCGATAAGTACCTGACTATCAGCAATCAAGCCGTGATCACGCTAAAAGCCAACATGATTGACCTGTTCGAGGGCGATGAACCTTTCACAAAGCAGGCCCAAGTTACTGATAAGGGTGTTTTCTGTGATCTGACCGACGATGATAACCCAACAGGCCAGCAATATAGATTTTGGCAAATAACCATCGATGACAGCTTTAACCCGAGTGATATCGAAGTCTCTGCAATATTCCTTGGCGATCACATTGACTTTCAATTCAATGCAAAGCAGCAATTTCAATTCGAACGGAATGATCTAACGAGAAGGGCGACAAGTGATTCGGGTGTTATCTATAGCGTTAGAAAACTTCAATATTCTATATTTTCTGCTATGGGCTGGACTTACCTTGGTACTGATGATCGAACTAAACTCCTATCGTCGGTCGAAAAACTCGGACTCTCGGTCCCGTTCATTTTCGTACTGGACCCGCTTGAAATAGCTTACTCATTCCAGTTTGGAAGCCTCCTATCATATTTCGAGGATATTCCTAAGCTAACACATGCCTATCTGAACAAGTTCAATGTGGCCTTTGCTTTGCGTGAGGTGGTCTAATGGCATTCAGGCAATACCCTGACAGCATTGCTGTGATCATTTCAAATGGAGCGCCTTACACGATAGATCTCGGAACCGTTGAACCGGATGATAATCAGCAACTCTCTCTCTATCGCATCCAGATTTTTAAAAGAGGACTGCAGCCGACTGTTAGCATGCGGGTGAATGCCTATGTCTCTGACGTTCTACTGAGTGAGAGCCAGGAAGTTTTGGTATCGGCAATCGAACAAAAATATGACGCGACCGATAATTTTTATGGCTGGGTCGCGTTTACATTTTCGCCGCGTTTCAATATGAATGCATCCGCTCCGACCCGCTTTGAACTTGAGCTTTCAAATTACACGTTTTCTGATACCCAATACATTGGCGTAGTTCTGGACTGGCCAGTCACCATGGGTTTTAATGCCATTCCCGACGCAGCATCCAATGCACCGGTCGCCCTTGAACTCTATGGAGCGATATAATGCAGGTGCAAAAAGTCACTCTTAGCCCTCTTGCAGATATCACTTCGATCATTTCGGGGACTGAGGCCCAATGGCCTTGGGAAGTCACAGTGGTATATGTTAACGGGATTGATACCGCGTTCACCTATGATGAGGAAACCGCTTTACTCGATATCCCTTTATATAGTTCGGGCGTTGTCTTAGTTGAATTTAACCTATATCTGATATTCAATGCACCGAGCCAATACCTTCCGAGCGACCCAACAAACCCGGCATCGCCTCTCGTATTCTGGGAAAACCGCCTAACGTCCTTCATCAGTTATTCGACTTCGATACGAAGCTTTGAAACTGGGCTCACCGAAATCACTATCGGTTCTTTTGGTATCCGCATTGATGATGACTGGCTACCGCTAATCCAAAATATCCTGGTCTTTTCCAATCGGACGGTACGCATATATCTTGATGACGTCATAAAGTTCAAAGGTATAACGACCCGCTCAGCGGTTTCGAACTTCACTTTGACCGTGACCATCCAGAAAAGGCAAACAATCCTTGATTCCGAATGCACTTGGGGGGATCCCGACTATCTCAATCGGGTCGATCGAAGCTCATCGAATGCCTATTATACTGGCGCAAATATCCCTAAAGAATTCGAAAACGCAGCCATCCCGATGCTTTTCGGGTCCACAACGCCCTATGAACTGGGGGACGTCCAGGAAATTGATCTTGGAACACCTAGTGGGTTTTTCCTACTCCCGCCAACGACAAAAGGCATGAGCCGAAGCCCTAATACAAATAGCTTCATCATAAAAGTTATCCCCACCGGAACCAGCACAGGAATCCTTGGGCGGATGCCTTTCTATCAAACATTGCCAGCTACTTCCGCAATTAATGAAGCTATAACGGGTGGCGCTCATATTTTTGGAAGGTTTGAACAAGCAAGTAATGCAGTTACTTTTAATAGCATGATTCTCGGCGAAAACTGCGTATTGGATCGGACTGGCGGAGCAGCCCTTACCGTTGCCGGGCGTATTTACGGACGAACCGCTACACGGTCTTATTTTTTCCTTGGATATGATGACCCGCCCGGAGGGGGAAACTTTAATACCCTTCTCGACTGTGATCGCTATCGGCATTTTTTTTCAACCGAACTACCTAGTTGGACATGGGTTACTCCAGCTGTGCTTTCGAGCACCCTCACGCCAGCTGGGCACCGTTTTCTTACGATTTCCGGAGTAATAGGACTCGATCTGACAACGGCCGATCTTTATGTAGTTCTCAATAACATTTCAGGAGCCCGCTCAGGACCCAAGGTTATGCAATGGGCGCTTGAGCAGCATGGGTACACAGTTTCCGACACAAGCTTTACGGCTTTGAATACGCTTTACCCGGATCGGGTTTGCATGCAAATTGGCTTTGGAACAAACTTACCGACACTTGGTACATTCATTTCAGAAATCAACCGAACTCTACTCACGATTGTGGTCTTCCCCGCTTCCAATGATCAGCCGTACCTTGTCCGAATTAATCCCACAGCATCGGCAAGCCAGACATTGACGGAAGCTCAGATCACGGGCCTATCATGGGGAAGTGAATACCGAGACCAAACGAAAAACGTGATATTTTCACCGCAATATTTCCGTTCAGACGATGCGCTAGCAAATTTGACGGTCAATGTCCCATCTCCACGTGCAGAAATATGGGCTAGTGAAAGAACCCTATCGATTTCCCATGTTCTCGAAGAGATCACGACCGACCGATTTAATGAAATATCTGACTTTTACGGGAGCCCAATCACACCCATAAAATTCACGTTAATGGATGATGAAGTGGTGCTTGAACTTGCCGATATGGTCGAGCTTGATCATCCTCAGTTTCAGAAAAAAATTATCATTACAGCTATAGAACAGCTGCCTCAAGGGCGCGCGATCCAGGGAAGGTATCTTTATGTCAACGATAACTAGGAATCTAAGTAACATCGCTGGTGCGAACGTAACAAATCCTGATGCAAATGCGTTCACGTCAAACTCACTAGAATCATACGCCAATGATGCTGCTTTCGAGGCGGTGTTTACGCCACAAGCAGGCAGCCTTTACTGGAATACGACCAACAATCTTGTGCGTGAATATAATGGGACGGCCTGGCAGAACGATAAGACGAGCTTTGAAACCCAGGACGATACGACAACCACTGGGTCACTTCAAACCGTGACGCCTACAGCTTCGGCTCAGGTCATCAAGTTTTCACAAGGTTCTCTTGCTTCGATCAGCGGAATAGTGCCGAGCCTTCAAAAAGTGATTTATCTCGTTAACGGCCAGGGATCGTCGATCACAATAAAAAATGATGACCCTAGTGCGACGGTTGGATACCGCATTATCACAGGGCGGGGATCTGATTTTATTTTAGGGCCTTCTCAGATTCTGGCTTTGAAATACGACACGGTGGATTTGGAGTGGATAGCAAGCGGTAATTTTGCGACAAAAACGGAACTCACTGACCATGAATCAGATACTAGTACCCACGGTGTTGGAACGATAGTAGGTGTCACAGAAAGCCAAACCCTAACAAATAAAACACTTACTAGCCCGACACTGATCGGTGAGGTAATATTAACGCACACAGCAACAGAAAATGATACGTACGCGTTTGAGTTGGTTGTTAACGCCGCTGGGTACGGTGATACGAAGGCGCTGGACATAGTCTATACTACGGGCGCCATCGCTCCAGGTGCGGATGAATCCGTCATTTTGGTGAGCGTCGATGAAACGTCTTCCACAGGCGGTTCTGTTCATGCGGTTGAGGTTCTCAGCACAGAAGGCAGTGCTTCTGTCTACGGTTTGAAAGCTGGCGTTCGAGTAGGTCCGATAATCCAGGAATCCGGATCGTTTGCGAACCCCACAACGGGAACAAATAACACCGCTTCGACAGACGTTCCGGCTATGATTGACGGGAATACAGGCACAACAACTGCTATATTTATTGCAGATAATGATTACATTATCATTGGTGCATCATCTCCGTTCACGGAAATTGAGTTTTTACTACAGACCGTAGTATCAAACCAAGGTATTCAACCAACTTTCGGCTATAGCATTGCAGGTTCGGGTCAGTTTACGGCATTCTCTCCAATCGATGGAACTAACGGCTTTAGAAATAATGGTGTTGTGGCGTGGGATGCGACTGATTTAACAAACCACGCAGTGAACTCTGATACAGGCACCTACGACATTAAAATAACGAGAACCAGGAACTCGGCAATGACTTGCGTTTTATATTACGCGAGAGTAGCTGGGTCATCATTATACTCTTGGGACTCGTCTGGGAATCTTACGATAAATTCCTTGTATGGAAACTTAACAAACGCCACAGGATTGCCTATCTCCACGGGCGTATCGGGCCTTGGGAGCGGTGTTGCGACATTCCTAGCCACTCCTTCAAGTGCTAACCTTGCAGCAGCACTCACCGATGAGACGGGCACAGGAGCAAACGTATTCGGCACAAGCCCAACACTAGTCACTCCAACCGTTGACGACTATCTGATATTAAACGAAGAGTCTACTCCTGGCACTGCAGGCGCTGGCACAGTTAGAATCTATGCTAAGTCTGACAAGAAGATTTACAAAAAGGATAGTAACGGGACTGAGTCAGAATTAGGTGCTGGTGGAACATCCCTCATCAACTACATTAGCAACCCAGACTTTGAGACTGGTGCTACAACCGGCTGGGCCACTTATAAGGACGCTGCAGCTGCTACTCCTGCTGACGGTACTGGCGGTTCTCCTACCACACTTACACTAAGCGCAAACAGCTCAAGCCCAATGCGGGGCTCTTACGACTTTAAAGTAGCTAAGAGTGCTGCCAACAGTCAGGGTGAAGGCTTCAGCTACGACTTCACAATCAAGACGCCTGACAAGTCTAAGAAGCTCTCTATCAGCTTTGACCTGACTACCAACGACTCCAACTATACGGCTGGCGATGTTGTGGTTTACGTCTATGATGTAACCAACGCCACACTCATCACTCCTAGCACGACAAGCTTGCCTAAAGTTGGTGCCTCTACGTGGAACATCACATTTGACTCGACGACAAGCACAAGCTACCGCCTGATATTCCACTGGGCAGTAACTACGGCTACAGCTGTCAACCTCTACTTTGACAGTTTCATCGTAGGTCCAGGCACCACCACACAAGGCGCGGCGGTGAGTGAGTGGGGGAGTTATACGCCTACTGGGAACTTTACCAACGGTACCTACACAGGCAGATACAGGCGGGTTGGCTCAGAGATTGAGCTTAAAATAGATATAGCCTTTACAAGTGGTGCGGGCGGGACAGCCACATTTTCAAGTACACAGCTCTTGAACGGCTTAGGTTTGACTCTAAACACTTCAGCACTACCAAACACCACCGACACAGTTTTACCAATGGGAACATGGGCTGCACTAGATACCGGCGTGAACACAAACTACCAGGGGAATATAAACTGGTACGTTGATACTTTCGTTCTCGTTTACGGTACGAACACAGCAGTGACAACAACTGCACCGTTTTCTTTTGCGTCCGGCGATAACGTAGCCCTGCAACTGAAATTCCCCATCTCCGAATGGGCTGGCAACGGCACGGTGAATTTGGGTGCTGGTGCGCAGGTGGAGTACGCTTACACAACGGATACTTGGGACGCGGCGGGCTCTACTACAGCGTATGGCCCAGCCGGGGTTCAAATGTCGGGTGCGCTGACTGCAGCTAGAAATAAAACTGTAACGTGGCAATACCCGATACAAGCAACCGACCAAATTAAAATTGAGCTATCTTATGACCGCGTAACATGGGTCGATGCTGCAACTATCGCCCCTTATACACTCGATTCGACTGGGTCTGATAATGCCAGTGCAGGGGTTACTCTAGCAGCGGGCGGGTCTTCTACAACATCCGTTGTTAGATTTTGTCGCTACCTGAACATCGCCAACGACGACGCCCCAGCATCTGCGTGGTCAACGTCTTACTACTGGCGTGTACGCAAAGCCAATCCATCCTCTCCAGTCGGCTTTGGGTTGGCGTCTAGTACGGCTAGTGGGCTTGTGCAGCCTCGAAAAGGGCAGTATTCGCTAACAGTATCTAGTAGCGTAGCTTTTTCGTCCTATAATGCTGTAGGTGTTTACTACCAAGACCAAGATGGGAACCACAGGCTTAAGTTTAACATCTCTGGAATAGTCGCCTCCGGAGCTAGAACCGGAACTACACTAACAATTACAGGCGTAACATTTAAAAACCGAACTAGCTATTACCAAGCCTGCGCTGCTTTCAATGATGCCGCAAATGGTGCATGTGCTGCTTATGCAAATTTAAATGCGGCGACGATAACGGTTAACCATGCGTCCGCTACTACCGCCTTTTATGGTGTATCAGGCGACGTAGAACTAGACAGCAAACCAAGCTGGGCCTGACCCCCCCAACGCGCGCCGCTGGGAGGTGGCGAAACGATGAATGAAGAACTTTTCATAAATGAAAACCGCATAGATCAAAAACTGGATAAAATACTGGATAAATTAAGTGAGCACTCAGCCGTCCTTGAACGCCACGGGGTACTACACGAAAAAAATGCTGAAGAGCTTGAGAAACACATCAAGCGAACTGACCTTCTCAGCGACCATATGGATGCTGAACACCGGGATATGAAACAGAACCTCGATACTGGGACGCCGTCGGCTCTGATGACCTTACTGAAGACGGCAACCTGGAAAACCCTTGGGGTATCGACTACGCAAGGCTCACGCCAGTTTTGGTCAAGGCAGTCCAGGAACTAAAGGCCAAAAACGACGCTTTAGAGGCACGCCTTGCAGCATTAGAGGGAAAGGCGTAAGCCTAAATCAAACCATGGGTCGCCATCGGGCGGCTCTTTTTTATTTTTCCAAAATATCTAGGTATTCCTTAATCAATTTCATTAGCTGCCAACGCACTATTGCACGGCATATTCTATTTGTTATATTCTGAAATAGACCAATCTTTTTTTATAACCCCCAAAAAACCTATTCGATTCTCTAACCAACGGAGGAAGGGAATATGATCGAATTAATAGTGTGTCTATCTTTCGTCATAATATTTCTAGCAATTGGCGAGTGGTTTCTCGATGAAACTGAGACTGGCCGTGCTCTTCAGCATAGGTTTCGTGATTCTATGCGTAGGAATTCTAAAAAGCCTAGGCAAGATAAACACAATGAGGACAAGGAAAATGATTAGGGTACTCGTTTTTTTTTATTCTTTTTCGAATCAGACGTCGCGCTTTCTATAAATAGGAAAGTACCGGGAAGTCCCACGCCTGTAAAAAGGGCGAAATATCTCAGGGTTTCCATCGATGGACAGAACCTTATCAAATGGTTCGAAAAACTGCGACTAACCTCCTATCGGGATATCAATGTCTGGTCTATAGGCTACGGCTCTAGGTCGCCTGTAGATTACCCTTATACGATCACGCTGGTAAAGGCTGAACAAATGTTCAGAAGAGATATAGCTCAGCTTGAAAAATGGTTGAATACAATAATATTAAGGGAAAACACTAAGCAGCATCAGTTTGATGCAATTGCAAGCTGGACTTATAACGTTGGGCATGGCGCAGCGTTTTCATCGACACTAATGAAAAAGTACAACATGGGTGCCGACGAAAATGCCGTTGCAAAGGAATTCAATACTTGGGTTTATGTTACAGATCCAAGGCGAAAAATAAAGATAATGAGCCGTGGGCTTGCCCATAGGCGCAAAGTAGAGTCATCCATGTTTATGGAAGGTCAATTGGTATATTTCTAAAAAATATGGAAATCACGAGAGTTTTCATTAGGTTCTATTGTTTGTGAATTTTTTCTAATTGGGGGGTTTCGAATATGAGAGCTGAAAGAACGGACATGCTTCGATCATTAAATATGAAATTTGACCGCGTTGTTGCAGGTGATATCAGCTTCCATTTCTTTTTAGGCCCAGCGTTAATATGTTCAATATTAAAAATACATTTTTCCGAGAGGCAGATAAGCTTTTTTGAGGGAATTTCGGATCCGATCAAGGTACATTGGAAATAGAACATCCAACGCTTTTTTTAAAGTACCTCCAAACAAGGTTCGGCAGCACGCAAGGGCGCAGCAATAATCTTTGCCGCGCCCTTTTTTATTGGCAGGAAAACTAAGGACACTGGTGGGCAACATAGAAAAGGGTTTTAAAGATATGCATAAAAAACTAACAGCTGACTTTTATGATTATGAATTCTGGAGCCCAGATAAACTTTTTGCAAAAATGGATGCGGAATTTATGCTGAAACTCCAAAGGCTAAGAACCATCGTCGGCAAACCCTTCCGCATTACGAGTGGCTATCGAACTGTCGAGTTCAATGCTCGCGTAGGCGGTGCACCAAATAGCCAACACCTTGTCGGGAGAGCCGCCGATATTGATCACATGACTTGGGATGGAGCAACGAAGCTGAAATTTCTCGGTGCTGCGATAAGCCTCGGCTTTGCGGTCGGGATATACCGTAAACATTTCCACATCGATACACGCCTAGAGCCCAAGGTGCTTTGGATCGGTGATAATGTCTGTTAGCGCTTAATTGTTACAGGCTTTTTAGTCCCCGGTAATAGAACCATTGGCAATAATCTTTCTGTCAAGGTCTTTTTCAGAAAATCTATGTCCAACGTCACATCATGTTTATAAGCTTGCATTGCAATCATCCCATGTGGTGATAATGAACCAATCGTATCAAACTATTTTATAAGCCGACCTCATACTTTAGGAATGGAAGAATGTTAAAACACGTTTTTTCGCTTATTGCCACCGGATTTTATATGGTTCGGGATTATAAGCGATGCGGTTAGCGTTCGGTCTTTTGAGTTTAAGATGCTTATTGTGGGTAGGCTGGTTCTTAGACATGCTGGCCCTAATGTGTTTGCTACTTTTGGAATCTATGGGCCTCACCGAAGAAATGAGACGCGATTATATGGGATGAGTTATACGGCGGGAATATCATGGATGACCATACCAATCAGGGAACTGCAATCACTTTATGCATTGCCTGTCATGGCGAACTTTTTCATTTAGAGCATGAAAATATGGCCGTAAAAAAAACCGTTGTACAGGAATTTATTTCGGAAAAGTTTTTGCAGAATGCCATCATTGACTGGCTGAATACGAGTACAGCGGGCATGTTTTGGCAAAATGACAGCGTTGCAATTCGAGGGAGAAAGCGGTGCAACAGGTATCGACCGAATGGCGTTTCAGATATCCTTGGAGTTATTTCTGGGCAGTTCATTGCTATCGAGGTGAAAAGCCCAACTGGAAAGCTCCTACAATCCCAAATAGAATTTTCTCAGAGGTTTCGGCGAGCTGGTGGGGAATACTACGTGATCCGTTCCCTCGAAGACTTGACAGAACTCGCTAAGATTTCCGGCTGGATTTGAAATCGTTCTCAACGGTCGCCGCAAAGGCTGCGTCTAGTGATGGTCCTTTACTGAATTCATTTTACAAGTTCCAAATGACGCTTAACTTTCTCGACGATTTCCTCTGGTTTGGCGTTTCCTTTCAGAATATTCATAAGTTCCTGATGCCGAATCTTGGATTCTTTTTCAATGGCATCTAACTTTTCTTCGAGTTTATCTATTTTTTTCAAAGCTGCTTTCATTTCATCCTCATGAGTGTCGTAATTTTGATGCTTTAACATATTTCTCAGCGTCTCGATAACCCTGAGCTGGGCTTCGTTTAGTACGATATCTGGGCCTTCATATCCCAAATTACCTTTATAGTTGATGACACGATTCCCGAGTGTTGGGTTCCACTTGATTTGCTTGGTTCCGTGGCGCTTAAATTCGCCTTCTTTTGCCATTTTGGCCAATTCACGTTGAACCGTAACCGTTGACCATGTTCCTTGGCCAAGCTCCGAGATCGTAAGAGTTATCGGCTTGTGGGTTATCACGACGTTGTTTCTCGTCATCAATGAGAAACAAAAATGACGTATAAAACCTCTCAAATCCTTTTCTACCAAAGCCTTTGCGCAATATACAGAACTGTTTTGTTTAACCCATTTCCCAATTGGTTGCGAGTAAAAGTCATGCATGGTAAGAGTTTGCTCCGATCCTGAATGTCAAAATCCTTTTGGCATCCAGTTGAAAAAATTTTCGTTAGAGAGCTGTGACCTGTCTGTCATGGATAGACGGATGTGGTCTGGCGAAGCACAGAAGGTGGGCATCATTGGGGTGATGCCTGCCTTTTTCTACGCCATTTCTTGTGGGCTCGAATTGAAAAGT